ACAGAAATTACATACGTGTGCAGTGATTTCTATTGTTGTCATATTTTCCTCGTTAAATTATTTTATGTTAATTGTACGAGGCTGCTTCTCTTTTGGTAGAATTACTTCTAGGTTAACAGTTAAAATTCCATCCGTTAGATCGGCACCAGTTACTTCGGTATACTCCGACAGCCTGAATGACTTTTCAAACTTACGATTACTAATTCCTTTGTGCACGTAAGCTTCTGCTTCTCTACGTTTCTCTCTATTTCCTTTGATGGTTAAGATGTGTTCTTTTACCTCAATAGCGACGTCTTTTTTTCCGAATCCAGCAACAGCCATCTCTATTGAGTATGACGGTATCTTACCATCGGTCTTAACTACATTATGGGGTGGGTAACCATCGTTTGCATGTACATGTATATTTTGTAATGCATCGAAAACATGATCGAAACCTAAAAAAGCGTTTCTTGGGAATACTAAATTTCCAGTCATAAAATCCTCCTATTGACTAGCAAGGTTAAAATTATAGACCCGTTATCGGCGTCCATATAATATATATAATACTTTTTTTCTTAATTTAAACCAGTAGGCCTAAATTTTTTTTCATAAGCTTCTTCAAATCCATCTTCATGGACCCAGCCTTCTCCAGTGTACCAAGCTCTCTTAAAGTACCCATCATAACAGCTTAATGCTGTATCTGGTGTACAATTGAGATGTCCTTTAACAATCCAAAAAAGTCTATAAGCTTCTTTAATGTTTGGTTGTTGTGCCATTTCCAATATTGTACTTAGGACACAGTTCCCATTGGTCTTTATCTTTAAAAGATATAATCTTAATCTGTCTAAGTGGAGCAACTGGTTGTAGTTTTTCTTTAGTTTCTACAGTTAGTAATCCCCAATCACTCATAAGAGTTGCAATGGTATTTCTGCGTCCAACATCGTTTTCTTCTAAATTTGATTTTTTACCATCTAATAAAAAAAGTTCTTTAAAATGCACGATGAAGTACCGCCCTTGTTTATGTAATATATGACATGACTGGTAAAGCTTATTATCTTTACGTGATGCCACTCCAATTCTAGTAAGCGTTTCTCTAATTTTTAGGAAATCGTCAGGCTCGTTTAAAGTAACCTCCAGCATATTGCTTGGAGACCATTCAACTATGTTATTTTCTTCCACCTTTAGCCACCTTATTCTTTAATTCATTTATTTGTTCAGTGGATAGGAGAGTTAAAACTTGTCGGGCTTTTTCATTACTATACCCATAATACTTTTTAACTACATCCAAATCACTTATTTGTTCTGGTTTGAACCATTTAGAAAACCTTTTACGTTTTCTAATTATATTTATAAAAAAATCGAATTGGAGGCGGTTATCTAAGTGATGATTTCGATTCATTTCATTTGCAGCTAAAACAGTATCAGGAAAGTACGACAATTGTCTATTAATCATATAAGATGCATAAGATTTTTCAGTTATGTCATCTACCATAATATTCTTCTTAGTGTAATTTATCGCATTGGCAAATTCAAATGGATTCATTATTTTAAACCTTGTTGATAAATTATTTGAAATTCTTGAGTTACAGGAACTACTGTAGCATCCCACCATTGTATAAATGCAGTGTAGTTGTTATCAAAATAAGATTCTTTAATAAAGTTTTCTATTTCTCTACAATCAAAAGCAATTGATGGTGTAATTATACTATGTGCTGATAATAACTCACACATTGCTAATTGGTTGACAAATTGGTTTAACATTTCTATTTCCATTATAACCCTGGATCCTTTTTCACTGGTTGTTCCATTATTTTATATTCATCTGGATTGTTTCTTCGCCACTCTCTATCTTTATACCAAGTATAAAGAAAATGCCACAGTATTGTACTGCAAACAATTAGGCTAAGTATAATAATAGAATACTGAATAATAACTTCTACACTATGCGCTTTTTAAGCTTCCCCAATTTTCGACACCACCAATATAATTTTCATAATCTAATTCGTCTAAAATATTTTGCTTAGTTAAATCTTGAGTCGGAAGCTTATTTAAATGTATATTATTATGGTATAACTGAGGAACAGTTCTATGACCCTTTTGTTTTAAAAAATCTTTAGCAAATAAATCATAACTTATATTTACTTCATGCCACTGTACATCCCAGGATGCAAGTTTCTTTTTTAATTCATGACAATAATTACAGTTTTCTTGTGTGTATAAAGTTAAACTAATTGAATTGAACATCTGACATTACCTCCGTTAAACATGCCACCACATTAAGTTCGTGGTCAGCAACAAATGCATTTTTGTATTGATAATCAGCAAGAATTAACACCAATTGTGGAATAGATTGCGGCACAACTTTATCATACATTCTATCATATAAAGATCTAAAAATTGCGCTTGCATCTGTATCTATATTGTTTACTACCCAATTTCGCATCTTTTTAAAATCTTTATTTTTCAAATGAGAGAAAAGATCATCATAGTTTTTATCTTGTAAGTTATTAACTATTCCGGAATCTATTCTTCCATTAACTGAATATCTTTGTAATTCATTTAAAACTCTACGCCAATCTGGTGCAAATTTCATAATAAGTTCTGCAATTGGTTTATCGTCATATTCAACTTTTTCATCAGCTAATATAGACTTACATTTTACCATAAATGTCTGGCATAATTCTGCCATATCTTTTTTTGAGGTATTAAACTCATATACACCACATCTAGAATGTAGTGGTTCAATTATTCTATTTTTAAAGTTACAAGTTAATATGAATCTGCAATTATTTGCAAATTCTTCAATAAATCCACGAAGTGCAGGCTGTGTGGATTGCGGATTAAGATAATCCGCCTCATCTAGTATTACTACTTTATAGCTAGCTTGTAACGAAACCGAAGAAGCAAATTGCTTTATTTTATTTCTTAAAGTATCAATGTTACCTTCCTCGGAACCATTGATTAAAATAAAGTCGCAGCCGAGCTCTTTACAAAGAGCCCGGGCTACTGTTGTTTTACCTAAGCCTGCCGTACCAGTAAACAACATATTAGGAAGTTCACCACTTTCGACAATTTTAAGGAAGGTGTCTTTTAAATTCTTAGGTAAGACAATATCGTTAATCGTTTCTGGCCTGTATTTTTCAACCCATAAAAACTGTTTAGACATTATTTCTTTTCCGCTGGCTTTTGCTCATCTGCTGGCTTTTGTACGCTCTTATCATTCATTGCATCTTCTTGCTGAAGTTGCTCACATATTTGAATGATTTGAATGCATTGGTCTCTAAGACCGCCGATGGTAGAAAGTTCTTCACCTTTGAATCCACCTCTTTGTGTTACTGCGTCTATAACTGCAACAACACTTCTACTTGCCTTATTAGAAAGGTCTTTTAATTGATTTAAGTTTTCTGACATTTTACGCTCCGTATGTTGAAGATTTTTCAAGTGCAATCCAGTAAACGACTCCCAGTCCTTTATGTTTGAATTGCGTAATTAATTTAGATGATATTTCGACATCGTAATCACCTGCTAATATTTTAATATTTGAAATATTTAGTATAAAGTTAAAAACAGCATCTTGTTTAAACTCGCCATCTATATCAATAGAAAATGCATTAGAAGTTGAATTTTGATTTTCAACTACAGATAAACTTAAAACACCGTTTTCAGCTTTTATTGATACTTCATTATGGCCTAACGTAGATGCAGCTTTTCTAAGCCTATTTAAAGTATCATTATCTAATACAAATTTAACATCTGGTTCTGGCATAGTAACATCTTTACTAGGAGATGTTAATGTTTCTTCTGCTGCATAAAAGTATTTTACTTTAGATCTTCCAGATGAATCTGAAACAGTAACAAAAGAATCTTCAAATTTTAAGCTAGGAGTATCAACTAAACCCATAACTCCAATAAATTCATTTAAATCATAAACGCCAAAGTCTTTTGGGAATTCTTCGGCAACATCAGCTGTAGCCACTACATTTCTGGCTTCACTAATGGTCTTAAGAGTTGTACCCTGTTTAATCAAAATGTTTTGATTAATACTAGAGAAATTCCTAAGAAGTTGTAAAGTATTTTCACTTAGTTCCATAATAAACCTTCCTTTTTAATTATTATATGTACCATTATATAACATTTTTGTGAGTTTGTAAACAATTATATTTTAATCTTAGAGAAATTTCTATCTTTTATAAATTCTATTTTTGTTTCAAACTTACCATCAAGTATATCTCCCTTATGAGAGATTATAAACGTATTGGTATCATTATCTAATGTATGTAAAATCTTTAATAGATTTTCTATTCCATCGTGGTCTAATGATGAATCAAACGTTTCATCCAATATCAATAAATTAGTTGATACTGAATTTTTCATCTTTGCTATTTGACGCCATGTAAATAACAACGATAAATCTATTCTTTGTTTTTCACCTTCGCTAAAAGATTCATAAACAAAATCATCTCTGTGTCTTGATCTAATCGTTTCTTGAAAACTTTCATCTAAATCAAAATGCACGAAAAAATCAAGTACTTGTAAATATTGGTTAACAAGTTTATTAATTACTGGTAAATATTGTTTTATAATCTTAGTTTTAATACCAGTGTCTCTTAACATCTCTGCTATAACACCATTATAGTTAACTTGTTCATTTAACTTCAGCTTTTCTTCAAACATGTCTTCTTTTTCTGTAGTTAAATTTCTCAAATCAGTTCTTGCTTCTTCTAAATCAGTAGTAACTTCTTCTTCTAAATATTTTTTTAAATCAGCGTTACTTTGATTTAGTGATGCTATTTCTCTGTTATTAGCATTAATTGAATTAGTTTTTTCTCTAACATGATCCATTAATTGTTCTAAATCATTAATAGCATCTTGTAACTTTTTTTCATTAAGTTGTACCATATCTAAAGAAGATTTTAATTGATACGCTTCATTTTTAGTATCATGTATAAGCTTATCTTTATTAGCAATGGCTTGTTCACATGTAGGACATGTATCATTATTTTCTAGAAACATTCCACGTTTAGCAACCGTTTTCATTTGTTGCTTAACTTCTGCAGTTTGCGATATTATATCGTTCTTTTGCTTCTGTAGTTCTTTATATTCACTATCACTGTTATTATCTTCTAAATCTTTAGATAGATCATTATTATTATTTTGTAATTTTAATATTTTTTCTTCTGCTGTTTTTACTTGCTTTTGATATTTCTTTTTATTTTCTTCAGTTAAAGCTGCAATATCTCTTATATATTTTTCTTGTTGTTCTATTTTACTTTTAATTATATCGGTAGTACTAGTTATTTTATGTATTTTATCTCGTAATACTGAATTTTTCTCTTTGAGAATAACATTCATTTTAGAGAATATATTAATGTCCAGAAGATCTTCGATAACATCCCTACGATGTCCAGCATTGAGTTGCATGAAAGGTATAAATGAAGAACTTCCTAATACAACAACCTGATGGAAACTCTTATGGTTGAGTTTCAGGATATTTTGTTCAAGAATCTTCTGGTATTCATTGGCATGAGATGATTGATTAATCATCACATTATCTTTCCATATCTCAAATATAGTAGGTTTTATACCCCTAATTATTTTAAAATTAGATGAGCCTATAGTGAATAGCACTTCAACTACAGTTTGCTTTTGATTTATAGAGTTAACTAATTGACTCTTTGTAATCTTACGATGTGGTTTACCGAATAAAGCAAAAGACATTGCATCTAGTACTGTAGATTTGCCAGCACCGTTATGTCCAACTACTAAAGTTGATTTATGGGCATTGAGAGGAATTTCTGTAAATGTATTTCCGGATGATAGGAAGTTTTTATAACGAATGGTTTTAAATAATATCATGCTATTTCTAGTGTTTGCGCCTCTGTCATTAGTTCTCGCATTTGGACTTTGATTTTATCTTTATCTAAATCAGTATCCACTGCATCTATATAAGTATCTACTATTTTAGCAGTATCTTCAAATTTCATATCTTCATCATCAACATTAGCACCTATAAACTCATTAAAGTTTTCTGCAATCTTCAATTCGTATATATCTTGATTTTGAATTTTATCAATAAACCGGTCAA